ACGTGGCTTCATAAGACGGGTAGGCGCCCCGCGCCAGCGCCTGTTCGTGGGTGTACAGATTTTTCAGTGACTCATTGAAACCAGCGCTCAGCAAGTGCAGACGAAGATCGCTATAGCTTGTTTGCGCGCAGAAGGCCAGTCCGTCGCCTGACGGAAGAACGTGCGCGTAAGGCCGTCCGAAGGCGTTGTAGATTGACGAATAGAAGGCGATCGAGGTAACAGACTGGGTAGATTTCTTGACCAGTTCCGCCTTGATCTGCGCAGCCGGAAGCGTATTTCCGTAGTCTTCCATCGGCAAGTCTTTGAGCACGATGTAGCACAGGCCGCGATAGGCCGGCGTGCTGCCGACCCCCATGTCTGCCTGAATGCGGTCATCCGGTAGTTGCGTAGCGCTACCTGGATAGAACGTGAACAGCGACGAAGCCTGGTTGCTGGCGATCAGTGTTTCGACATCCGAGCTGCCGGCGTCATAGAGCAGTTTCGACCCGACCCACAGGCGGCGGATGGCGATGACTTCCACCCCGTCGGTGCAGTCCAGCAACCCCACGGCGAAGGTCGCTGAATAGGAAAAAGTTTTGGTCGTCGTCTGTGCGCCGCCCTTGCCGCCTGACTTTGTCTTTTTGACGTGTTCCTTGAGTTTGTTTCCTGCCAGCCAGAAGACGTTTCCAGTGACTGCGAACATGCCGTAACCACGCGGAAGATCAGCGCCGTAAGTGCTGGTTTGGACGGTGGTGTCGGATAGGCGCGGGCCAGTGACCGTGTTCTTTACCGGGTCCAGGTAGCCGCCAACCGTCATGCCGATCTGAGCGCCGTACATCGCGCCCTGGAATCCTCCTCCGATGAAGAACCCGGCTACGGCTCCAACAATCCCGCCAGCAGCCTGCCCGGCGGTGCTCATGCCATCCCCTTGAAGCGATAGACGCGCACGATACGCCTGACCCATTGCTCAGTCAGCCGGTGCTCGCAAACATTTCCAACCGACGAATAGGCGTGGATGATGTTTTCGCCGTCGAGGATGGCCAGGTGCTGCGGTTCGGTTCCGATGCGCATCAACAGGACATCGCCGGTCTGTTTGGCCGCGACACGCTCCAGGCACGGTTGCAGATCGAGCGCCTGTTCAAGTATGCCGTTGCTTGGGTTGCGGCTGTATCCGCCGAGGTCAACATGTTCAACGCCGAGATACTGCGCCACGGCCACGACCAGCCCGGCGCAATCCAGCGCCAGTCCGGGGATGCGGCCCTGATGGAGAAATGGCGTATCCAGACAGGAGCGGGCGGCGGTGATGATATCGTCGGCGGTCATTGTCCGCCCACCTGCGCATAGGTCGATCCCGCTGGGATGCGCGTGAAGCCTAAGAAGTTGATGATGTTTCCCTTGGTCTGGCAATCCGACTCGCGCTTGCGGCATCCTTCGATCAGCAAATAGGCGTCGTTGATGGCAGGTGGATAGTGAAACGGCTCATGCGTCTCGATGACCCCGGCGGCGAAGGACTTGATCTCCAACGGCGCCAGGCCGGCGTTCTTTCCGCTGGTAAATTGAATCGTTCCCGCACCAAACCAGTCAGCGGCTTCGGTGCGTGCGCTGTCGGTAACAATGCTGCGGCTGGTGACGGAGGTGAGCGTCCCCGTCACCGTGACGCTGGCCAGGCTGATGCCGCACCACGGATCGCCGAAGGTGCGGTCACACGGGGCGGTATAGGTCTTGCCGATGCTCTGGTTCAACGCATCGACCAGCGCCATTTCTTCCATCGTGTAGCGCTGATCCTGCAATGTCGCTTTGCCGAGAATCGATGCGACGATGGGTTCTTCGTCCTCGACTGGATTGCTCCAGGTCGTGGCGAACAGGTAGGCGCGCGCCCCATCGAACAGGCCGCTGGCGATCTGGTCATAGCCAATTCCGGCCATGCCGGCAATGCCATCCAGCTCGATCACGCCCGGCGAGAGATTGGCCGTTGAAGAAAAACCGGTGAACTCGTAGCCGCTGCCGCTCAGGTAAGTATGGCCGCCCATCACCAGGTCGCGTACATAGTGTGTCAGGTAGATCGGCGAGCCGATCTTGGGGACGATACGCAGGCAGATTACGCGATATCGGTAATCGGCAACGGCTGACTTCATGGCTTCACCAGCTCGATGATGTCAATCTGACCGGACTCCCGAACGTTTTTCGATGCGTGCGTAATATCAAGTTGCGAGTTGAAACGGAAAGGGAGATCGAACTCACACCCGGCTGTGACTGGCTCACCTGTCTGCGGTCGGGTATTGAGCACGCCTCCGCTGGTGTAGGTGCTGTAGGCCGTCGAGTTGATGACGACGGTGATTGATACGCCGGCAACCACGGAATTGATCAGCGCGCGCTGGCTGTTGATTTGCGTCATGCCGGTCACGCCCGAAATATAGACGGATTCTCCGGCTACCAGCGTATGCCCTGCGCACGCGATGACCGCTTGCGCTGCCTTGCTGATAGCGGTGATCGCGGCTGTTTTGTTGGCGAAGAACGTCACCAGCCCGGTGGTGGTATCGACTGACCAGCCAGCCCCTGCAATGGCGACACCGGAGACGCCAACTTTGACGGTCCATGCCACCGGCTTGAACAGCGTGCGCACCGGAAGTCCGATGGACAGCGGCGTTCCTCCTTGACCGTATTGCTTCTGGAGCTGGTAGACGCCGGACGAGACGAGCGCCATCGGGCTATCCAGCGCGGTTGGAACGCCGGTATTGGCAAAGGTACTGAAGTCGTCGATATTGCGCACGCGGAATCCGGCGAACATGCCGTAGGCGCGGTGATAGAGCGAGCACACGCGATTCCAGAGGTCATCTGAGGTGAGCGTGTAATTGATGGTGGCTTCACGCCTTGGAAATGGATGCTTGATCGTTCTGTCTTCCGAGTCGTCGGCTGTCTTGGTTATTCCGACGTTGTAGGAGTCGCCATAACGGGCCCCCATGCGGACATCGACCGGTAGACGCTCTTCGAGGAATGCGCCCATCAAGTATACCTCCCGGCGCCGTTCATGAACGCGATCCCTTCGCGGGCTCCCTGCCCGGCTGAGCGGCGAACATCAGGCGCGCTGGTGCCTTGCACGTATACGTTGATGGTATGACCGCTTCCCCCACCGGTTACGCCTAGCTTTCCATCAGCGCCGCGCTTGAGAGGGAGGATGGCTTCGGCGCCAGCCTCGCCCATCAGGCCGATACCTTTGGCAAATGGGAAGACGGTTGGACGCGAGACGATCGAGCCGGAATACGCTGACAGGCCTGGCGAGGCATAGACGCCACCGGCCGCGTTAGGCATCAGCCCTTTCAGCCAGTCCAGGCCGGCGCCGAGCAGACCGGAGCCTTCGCCGCCACCTGATTTTCCAAACAGGCGGCTGGTCAGATCGGCCGCCACGGCATTGGCAACCAGCTTTTTCACCATCGTTCCGAAGTTTTCAAGCATCTTGTTAATGCCACCTTCGAATGGGTCGAAGAGGAAATCGGCAAAGGCATCCTGCATGTTGCGCGCGGCTTGCTTGGCGAACTCTTCCATAGCGTCTGTGGCTTCCTTGGCGGCTTCCGGCATCGACCCGAGCGCAGCGGTAGCGGCTTCGCTGAACTGCTCGGCGCTAATCTTGCCGGCATCGAAAGCGTCCGCGAGGAAGATCATGGTGTTGCGGGTTTCTTCGAGCTTGGCGGTGGGCGTGGCGGCTAGCAGGTCGTTCAGCTTCTTGTAATCCTCGGCGGTCTTGATGGCTGCTGAACCGGCCTGAGACTGAGCGATAGCAACTTCTTTCCACGTATCCGGCATGTCCTGCCATGTGGGTGAATTCATCAGGTCATAGAGCGCTTCCTGTGCGCTGTTCAGCCCCATCGTTGATTTCTCGGCGTCGGACTGAGCCGAGTTGATCGATTCGATGGCTTTGGCGTAGGCTTCAGCGGCCGGGGTGAGAAGATCCTTGTAGGGCTCTTCCTTTTTAGCTTTGGCCGCGCGGGGTTTTGCTGGATCGTAGGTATTTCCGAGAAACTTCTGCACATCCGGCGCGGATGCTCGGAGATTGGGCGAACCGAGGTCTGTGACGGTCGGCTTGGCATTTCGGTTATCAAGTTTTTCGCCGTACTTTTCCAGCAATGCGAGCTGATTGCGGGTGACCTGAATTTTCTGGTCGAGATCGCCCTGTTTTCCGTACACCCATTGATTCAGAAATCCACCGCCGGAGGCCATCAGCTTCTCGCGTTTTGTCTCCAGATCATTGAGCGAGGCTTTCAGGTCTTCAATCTGGCCTTTTGAGGATAAGTCAGTCTTTGGAATAGCGAGGTCGAAGGGGATTTTTCCGAGGCCTGCGAATCCTCGCAGCAGGGAAAGCACCGGGTTTCCCTTGGACGCCAGTTCTTCCATCGCTTTGGCGGTATCGATCAGCGAAGGAACAAGCAAATTTGCGAACTGCACGGTAACTGATCCGCTGATGGTCTTTAGGTCGACTAGACGGTCGTTTAACTCATCGGCAGCAGCGGCTGATTCTGCGGTAACTTTCGATAGCTCCCTTCCCTTGGAAACCATCTCGCCAATTGATTGACTTCCTTCAGCAAGCAGCGGGGCAGCGCCGGCCCAGGACTTGCCGAGGGCGGCGGCGCCAAAGGCCGCTTTTTCCTGCGGGTCTTGGATGGCGTTGTAGACGTCCGCCAGTTGCTTGAAGGCTTCGATCGGCTCTTTGGCTGTGATGCCAATATCGGCAAACTTCTGGCCATCCTTGCCCATATTGGCGGACAGCTTGTTGATCGAGGCGGCGACGCTTTCCAGATCGCTGCCCGACTTGAGCGCGGCGGTGCCGAGGCCGGCCAGGTCTTCGATCGAAATCGAGGTCGACTTCGACAAATCCTTGAGGTTGTCCTGCGCATCAATGGCGCTTTTTATCAGCCCAACGAACAGATTGACCGAGAATGCGCCAAGAATCCCTGATGAGATGTTCTTCAGCGTTTTTCCGACGCCGGCATAGGCGGCTTCCATCTTCTTGGCGTTCTGCTCGGCGATGTGCGCGGCCTTGCCCATGTCGCGCTCCAGGCTGGCCAGCTTGGCGTTGATGTCAATGGTAAGGGTTGCAATGGCCACAGCTATTCCTTCGCAAATCGATCGCGGATGGCGACCAGTTCAGTAATCAGCATTTCAATGTCCGAGTAGCCGAGAATCGATGCGACGACGGGTAGCGCAACCCAATCGAGGCCGCCCATGAGATTCCAGGCGCGGATGGCCAGTCGGATGGCCGGCGGCTGTTCGGGTGGTCCGAAGGCCTCGGGGAGATCGAGACTATCGAACCACCCGGTCAGTTTTTTCTGGCTTCCTCAAGCGCCTGCTGGCGGGCCTGGTAGGCATCGGTGATGGAATTGACCAGCGGGATGAACAGGTCGGATCGATCGGCCAGCCATTCGGCGCAGGCTTCGGCGTCGAATGGCACCGGGTGGCCATCGCCACCGGGGATGAGATCCATTTCCTTGATGCCTTCCCAGCCGACCACGAACTGAATCAGACCGGCCGGGTTGCGGTCTTTGGAGAATTCCATCATGTCAAGGTCGGTTGGGCGGAGAATGGTGAAGCTGAAGCCGCCGACCGGCACGATGCTTTCGCGCGCCTTGCGCATTTTTTCAGCGAGGGTGCTCATGGTCAGGAGGCGTAATAGCTGGGTGAGCCGTACATGGTGATGACGCTCTGCGTGGTGACCAGCCCTTGCGACTGACCGCCTGGCAAAAGGTTGGCACCGACGTAGCCGCTGAAGACCATGATGTTGCCGCCTGTACCAAAGGTGAACTTGAAGGCGCGCTGCGCTTGCGCATCGCCTGCCAGTTTCATGGCCAGCAAGCCGGCATCAGCCACATCCCACACATTTTCAAAACTGTATGTAGCAGGAGACGCCAGGCCAGGAATTTGCGTCTTGCTGTTGACGTGAATGGTTGTTGTGTCGATGAAATCGAATTCACCGCCAGCGGGAGAAACGGACGTTGCCGTCGTTATCGAGGTGCCAAAGGTGAGCTTGTTGCAAGTCCCGGACGTGAATGTATCGAACAGCGTGGTGTCGATACCTTCGAGCGTGAAGCCAGATCCTGAAACCGTTTTTACGCGCGCTACGCGGGCATTGAGCTGGAACATGCCAAGACAGTTGATGATGACATAATCGCCATTAGCCAGAGTGTTGGTGGCCGTGACGACGCCTTCTGATGCTTTGCTGATCGCGGTTATGGTGGTATCGGCAGCGATGGCTGATTGCATTGCGATTGCGACGTTAGACCACTTCTTTGCTGTTGCCATTTGTTGCTCCTTCGGGCGAAAAAAACCCGCGATTAACGGGCATGAAAAAACCGCCCGTAGGCGGTTTGGCTAGGTTGTTGGTACGTTTCTAAGGCTCGAATATATCGACGTCGATGACCGAGGCAAAGAGGTCAGTTTCCGGGT